CAATGAACTCAACAAGCGAAGCGGAGTTCCTGTCGTTCTAACGGGAGCAGATGACAGCTGCTGGCAATGGGAACCGGAAAAAGGTATTCATCGATAAGGAGACATACTCATGTATGATGCCAACACGTATCAAAAGGACGCCATGCGAACCTGTTCGATCCCGTATGGGGATTATGGTGCCATGATGTCACATGCGATTTTCGGTTTGTGCTCTGAGGCGGGAGAAGTTGCGGGAATTTTCCAAAAGCAGTATCAGGGACACGACGTCGATCCCATGCATTTGAAAAAAGAGCTCGGTGACTGTCTATGGATGATCGCTGAAGCCTGCACGGCAGCTGGATTCGAGATGGCGGATGTCATGAAAGAGAACATCCAGAAACTTGAAAAGCGCTATCCTGATGGGTTCAATAAGGAACATTCGTTGCATCGAGCAAAGGGAGATATTTAACATGATTATCATACAATCGGATAAGGTGCTGACAAAACAGGCTTTTGAAGAGGAACATGCTCGTTTGGTTGAGATGAAGAAAACGGGTGTGATTCTTCTTCAAAAATGGCTGTATTTGGTTGATATCACTGATGACAATGACGTCGAACTTGAACATCCGCATGGGGACGATGAAAATGAATGACAACATAGACAAGGCATCGGTCTATAAAAAGAATGATTCCGTCGTTGTGAGTTGGTCATACGATGACGAAAAAGGGACCGTCTTGGTAGGTCATAAAGATCCTTTCGGGATATTTCAACGCATGATCCCCGTCGGTAGTTTTCAAGATGAGGACGGTCTCACCTTGTTGAAGATGCTTGGCATCAATACCAATTTTGTAGACAAATAATATTTGTGAGGGCTCAGGTATAGCTTGGGCCCTCGCTTCTTATTCGAAGACTTTTCGTTTTTAATGCATCAAATTTCGGGTAAAAATTTTGGCACGTTTTTGATTTTAAAAGTGTGCCAAATCACAAAATTTTTGTGACAAGATGATGAAAATCTTAAGAAATACTTAAGAAAAACTTAAGATTTTTGCCATCTGGAACACCGAAATAGGGCTTTTGGCACGTTTTTGGCACGTTTGGCACGTTTTTGTCACAAAAATTTTTAGCAAAAAGTGACAACTTTTTTGGGGGTTTACCTGCGGTTTTATATTTTTTGGCACGTTTTCACACTTTTTTATTATATTTCGCGCGAATGTTTTGTAAATAATATATAATAATAGATAAAAGAGATTTTTGTGACAAATGATATTTTCATCGCAAAATAGGAGAACACGATGACCGAAAAGACTTGGCGAAAGCTATTCGCGTTGAGATTGCAAGAGCTGATTGAACGGCAAGGGCTTACGATGAATCTTCTTTCTGCAATCAGCGGAATAGGCGAACCGGCTATCTATCGCTATACACACTGTCTGAGAACACCGAAAGTAACGACGGCTTTAAAATTAGCGTACACGTTAGGCGTTGATATTTCTGAACTTATCGATTTCGGAGAAAAAGTTGATGACGATGAGATAATTGACGATTTTTATACGCATTTTAACTCTGATTAAAAAACGAGTTTGCAACAACTGACAAAATCTTCATTTTGTACTTTTTGGATTATATAAAACCCCAGGTAAAAGGCCGAACGCAAAAAAAACAAAGACTTTTATGAGGAGAAGGTGTAAAATGTGAATTTTTATCATATTTCATACCTTTTTATATTTTTGAAAGGAGGCGGGCAGATGAGTAAATTGGAAAGAGACTTTCAATCAAAGCTTATTAAAGAGTTGAAGACGCGTTTTCCTGGTTGCGTGGTTATGAAAAACGATCCCAATTATATTCAAGGGATACCTGATTTGACTATCCTTTATAAGAATCATTGGGCAACGCTCGAAACAAAGCGTTCGGACAAAGCCAGTCATAGACCAAATCAGGACTATTATGTCTCGAAGCTTGACGATATGTCCTTTTCAAGATTTATATGCCCTGAAAACAAAGAGGAGGTGCTTCGTGAACTTCAATCGTCATTCGGAGCTTGAGGGTAAGCATGCATTCTTAAGTGCGAGCAAGTTCCATTGGTTGCGTTACGATCAAAATCATCTTGTGGAAATGTACAATCGACATTTTGCGCAAGAGATCGGAACTCGTCTTCATTCGTTTGCCGCAGAATGCATCAATCTTCATCAAAAGCTTCCGGCGAACAAGGTTACACTCAATTCTTATGTGAATGATGCTATCAAGTACCGTATGACTCCTGAGCAGATTCTGTATTATTCTCCGAATTGTTTTGGAACTGCCGACGCTATTTCATTTCGAAGGAATAAGCTGAGGATTCACGATCTTAAGACTGGCGTTACTAAGACTCACATGGAGCAGTTGTTGATTTATGCGGCTTTATTTTGTTTGGAGTATAAAGTAAAGCCGACGATGATCGATATCGAGCTTCGCATATACCAGAATGATGATATTTTGACATATATTCCTTCTCCGGAGGAGATCGAAGACATCATGAATAAGATCGTTGAATTTGATAAAATTCTTAATCATATAAAGTTGGATCAAGAGTAGTGAAAGGTGGTGATTAAAGATGAATTTTGTTGCTGAAGACGTGTTGGTACATTATGGTGTCAAGCGTCGTTCCGGACGCTACCCATATGGATCGGGAGAAGATCCATATCAGCATGAAGGGGACTTCGTTGCTCGTGTAAAAGGACTTCGAAAAGAGGGTCTGTCTCAGGTTGAGATAGCTAAGGCTCTTGGGTATGAGACGACTACCGATCTTCGAGCGGCGTATCGTCAAGCGAACAACCAATTGAAGCGTCTTAATATCGACAAAGCTAGGTCTTTGCGAGACGACGGTCTTGGTGCTACAGAAATCGGACGAATCATGGGCGTCAACGAATCAACAGTTCGCTCATGGCTGAATGAAACTCGTTCTATCAATTTGAAGAAAGCTGAGCAGACCGCAGAGATTCTTAAAGAAGAACTTAAGAAGAAGGGTGCGCTAGATGTTGGTGCTGGCGTAGAGAAGGAGCTCAACGTTTCAAAGGGAAAATTTGATGAAGCGTTGAAGCTACTTCAAAACGAAGGATACATTGTTGAAGGAATCGGTGTTCCTCAAGCAACAAATCCCGAGCATCGTACTATCACCAAAGTTTTACATGATCCATCCATTAAGACTAAGGATCTTTATCAGGACACGAGCAAGATTCAAAGCGTTGGCGATTATGCTTCAGTCGATGACGGAGGACGTTGGTATAAACGAGAACCTCCCGCGTCTATCGATTCTGGTCGAGTTAAGATAAAATACGGTGATGAAGGACCTGAAGGAAATACGGGATCTGACAAAGACGGCGTTATTGAGATTCGTCCTGGAGTAAAGGACTTGGATCTTGGTCCGGCTCACTACGCTCAGGTTCGCATTCTTGTTGATGGTACTCATTATCTTAAAGGTATGGCTATGTATTCCGATGACATTCCGGACGGCTATGACATCGTGTTCAACACCAATAAGAAAAAAGGAACTCCGAAGCTCGACGTTATGAAGCCGATCCAAAGTGATCCCGATAACCCATTCGGTGCTTACATCAAAGCGACCGGACAAAGCTATTATGACGATCCTAACGGAAAGTATACGAATCCTTTGACGGGTAAGAAGCAGTCTCTTTCTGCTATTAATAAGCTTAAAGAAGAAGGGGACTGGGACAAATCGAGTCGTAATCTTTCGCAGCAATTCCTTTCGAAGCAGCCAATTGGTTTTATTAAGAATCAGTTGGATTTGACGTATTCGGATTATGCTTCTCAATATGACGATATCATGGCTATACCGAATACGGTTATTCGTAAGAAGATGTTGGAAGAGTTTGCCGGCCAACTTGATTCAGCATCGATTACATTAAAGGCATCGGCTCTTCCCCGTCAGCAGACAAGGGTTATTCTTCCGGTTACACAACTTAAATCGGACGAGATCTATGCTCCATATTTAAGAAACGGCGAGCATGTTGCCTTGGTTCGTTATCCTCATGCCGGAACGTTTGAGATTCCGACATTGACTGTGAACAACAACAATCCCTCTGCTAAGAAAATACTTGGACAAGTTACGGATGCGGTAGGAATCAACAGTGATGTTGCAAAGCGTTTGTCCGGTGCAGACTTCGATGGCGATACTGTCGTTGTTATTCCGGTCAATAGCCGGGTTCGTGTTAATGCAACACGTCCTCTTAAAGATCTTGAGAACTTCGAGCCAAAGAATGAGTATCCGAAAGTTCCTGGTATGACTGTGATGACAAAGGCTCGAACCCAAAGGGAAATGGGAATCGTCTCGAATCTTATTACGGATATGACTCTTCGAGGTGCGACTGAAGAAGAGCTGGTGCGAGCGGTAAAGCATAGCATGGTCGTTATCGATGCTTATAAGCATGAGCTTAATTTTAAAGAGTCCGAGAAACGAAACGGCATTGCCGAGCTTAAACAAAAGTATCAACCAAAGTACGACGATGACGGAAACGTCGTCGGAAGTGGTGGAGCTTCTACACTTTTGTCTCGGCGTAAGCAAACAGTACAGATTCCTGAAACCAAAGGATCT